AATCTATTAACAGCATCAGCAAGTTTTGCTTCTTCATAACCCTCTGATATTTGCCCTGTTTGTAATAGTTGATTAGTTGCGTCCATTCTTCTATCTATACCTGATTCATATAAATTTGCTAAATTCATTTGCGCTTGCATTTGCCTTGCTCGTTCTTGAGCATAATTATCATAAGCTAATTTGCCGGCAGTATCAGTTAATGCTTGAGCAAATGTGGCATCTTGCGCATCTTGTAACATTTGTTGCGCCGGGCTACCATATCTACCTAACGAACTTGCTTGGCTTTGCAACTGTTGGGTTGCATCTTCATATTGACCTCTTGCCCTTCTTGTTGCCGCATCAAATGCGCCACCAAAAAATGGACTTCCACCAAGATAACCACCAGCGGCAGTCTGACCAACCATGCCTGTAACCGGGTTAATATAATTTTGCATCATATTCGCACGTTGTTCTGCTTGACCTAGTGCACTTTGTGTTTGTGGCGACATACCAACATAAGTTTGACCAGGGAAAAATTGAGGTCCGCCTTGTCGATATAATCTTTTTGACTCATCTAAACCATATTTAACAAAAGGTTTTACTGTTGGGTCTAACTCATTTGTTACAGTTGAACTTCCTGAACTTCCGCCACCACTCATACTAAATCTCCATGTAATAGGTTCTTGGTTTGAACCCTAAAAGTTTTGCCTTTTTTTCCCAACCATTTCTCCATGTTTCAAATGTTATTTTATCTAATTGAGATTCTTTGGCAATAGTTTTTATTTTTTCAAATGCCTGTTGCAAGTAACCACTCACTTCACTATAGGCACACCAAATATGTAAATCTGTGTTTCTTTTTTGCAAAACGCAAAAACCTAATGCTCTGTCTTTTTCTGTAAACAAAACAACATGCGAATGTCCATTAACACAATCTGCATAAATATCTTCTGCAATCCATTGTTCCGGGCTTTTCTTTAATATTTTAGATAAACCCTTTTTTATGTATTCCCAGCTACCTCGTAACTCTTGTGGTTTTATGTATGTATATTCCATTACCACGCCTTGCAAGACCAATATCTTGCTGTTGTTTTATCTTTAGCTGTATCACATTTATGTCTTGCTCTAAAACTTTTTAGTCTAGCTGGTATATTCTTTTTGATTTTCATATTAGGGTCACCAAAAGTTACTCGTTTAATTTTTCCATTATCATTAACAAATACTACTGACTTCTTTTTACCATAACTTGGCTCACCCTGTCTAATTCTTCTTGGCTTATTAAGTGATACTTTTTTACCTTTATAAATTGCCATAATTATCCTAGTAATGCGTAATCAAAAGTTAAATCTGTATTAGTTGAACTTCTATGCCCAATAACAAAATTTCCATCATTTTTTGTTTTAATATAAACATAAACATTTTCAGTTGATGCGTTTGCTGTTCTAGCACTTAATAAAATTACAGTATCAGAACTTGTTCTTTCATCATAAACTGTAGTTTCTGTAGCACTTGTTCCTAAAGTTACTGTTCCTGTAGAATTAATTTTTCCATTTAAAATACCATTCACTACCTCTGATATTACTCTTGGTTCTGCACCTACTGGATTTAACCCTCTAAACATTACCTACTACCTAATCTTTTAAGTTCAACATCAACTGCAACTGCATTATCCCAATTGTTACCAGTAGGTTGTATTTTAAGTCTATGTAATCTACCTACACCTCTTAATGGCACTCTGTTTTCAGTATTTGGAGTCGTTAATGATGAAAATGTAACATCATCATCAGGTGAAATTCTACTTGCTATAGCAACATTTGCACTTCCATTCTCAACAACTGGTCTTGCTAAATTTATTATACTATTGCCTTGAGCATCAATATCTCCTGTTACTATTTCACCAGTTAATCTATCTCCTGAAAAATTTACAATCTTATTGTCTTTAACACCTGATAAAATAAAATTACCACCAACCCAAAACCTTGAATCTAATGAAATACCTAATGAATCAATACTTGATGAATAAGTGTCTAAACCCTCTAATGTAACACTTGGAACTGCACTACCAGCTATAAAATCTACATCAACTATTGCTCTTGACCATCTTTGTATTTGCCAATTGTAAATTAACATTGCATCTTCTAGTGAAGTATTTTTATATTTCCAAACAACTAATTTATTTACAGGGTCAACTGCACATGACATTTTATCTAAAAAACCTATATTTAAATCATTAAAAAAATATCTATCTACTTTTTGTGTTCCTATTGGTGTCACTTGTGAACCATTACACATATAGAAACCATCATCACTTAAAAAGAATGTGACTTGCCCATATTGTGCTATTGAACCCTCTGCAAAACAACCTATCCCTCTTGAAATATTGTCAAACTGAAAATAAAATGGTGAACCAATGTAACTCATTCTGTGAATTGATTTTTCTAATAGTATTAAACCAAACTCTCCACCTGTGATACCCATGATATTTCCCCCATCTGGAATTATCTGAGTATCACTTTGTGAAGTTGTTGCTGGAGTCCAATCTGTTTCATCATTAATGTCACTCCAAAATACTTTACTTGGATTAGAATTATCCCTTGCACAAACCACAAAATCTCTTACAACTGTTATGTAATGTGCATTTGGTGCTGACGCATCTAAATCAGCAAAATTAGAACTTGAACCTATTGTCCATGCTTGTACTTTATCTTGTTTATTAGCACCTAATAATTTTGTTCCAAATTGAGTAAAAGACCACCTATCTGTACTTGTATAATTACTAGGTGAGCCACCACTTAATTTAGATACATCATCTAAATCTAAATCAGATGTTGCAAATTTATATAATTTTGTTGCTGATGCACCAAATAACTCTGTATTTACTCCAAATTTAGCAGTTACAACTGTTAATAAACTTGTTGACGCAGAATTTGTAAATGGTTGGACATCATTGAATGAACTGTAACCTGTAGAAGTTGGTATTACATTTTTTGCATCTTTTAATGCACCAAGTAATTGTGGTTGGTCAGGATACCATTCATCAAATTTTACTCTAGTTAATGCCATGTTTCATTACCTTTTTCAGTTTCTGTCCATGTTCCTGAACCAATACTTACATCAGACCATGTGTCTGTATCAATAGTTACATCACCCCATTCTTCACCAACAAGATATGTTTCACATGAAACAATTGCATTAGGTTGTGGGTCAGTTACGATTGATGGTAATACAACAACAAAAGAAAATTCACCAACAGCATCACATAAAACACTTGTTGTACTTTCTAGTGTTGCATCTGTTTCAAAAACAACACCAGCTAATGCAGAAACACTTGCTAGTGCATTAACACTTGAATCAATAAATTGAACCCTGATAGCATTACTAGACACAGTAGCACTACTAGATACACTACTACTAATAGTGAAAACAATAGTACCAACAAAACTTGTTGAAGCACTTGCTGTAATAGAGCCACTTGCAGTCCTTTCTCTTAATGCAGATAATGTTGTAGATGTAGAACTATTTAAAGTTGCACTTGTACTAAAAATTGTAGCAGTGTTCCAAACACTACTATCTAAACTAAATGCTAAAGAATCTAAATTACCAAACTGGTCAAGTTGTTCTAATGTAAAGGGTCCAGATACATCTGACATATTATGCTAACGTAACTGTTAAATTAGTTGATGTTATTTTTAATAAATCACCTGACGCAATAGTTTTACTTGCTGTCAATGCACCATGATATAAAAGATTCCCTGAAGAACTAGCATCAAATATTCCAAAATGCGTTATTGTTCCCCATGCACCAGTAGCTTGTGGAAAACTTACATCAGCATTAGTAGATGCACTACCATTACTAGGAGCAGAAAATGTTGCTGACTGTCTTGCATAACCACTACCACTACACTCTGTTCCACTTCCAGCATCAGTTGGGTCTGATGTAAACAAAGCAACATAAACAGTAGATGGTGACGTATATGATGTATTTCTTAATGTCGCATTTATGAGTGCATTTTCTAAATAATTACTCATTGCTGTCATAAATATTACCTCTTTTTAGTTAATTTCATTGATAAAGGAACACCTGAATATTGTGATTGTATTGATTGTTTGTTAAGACTTTCAAGACTTCTTTCTAACATAGATGCCCATACTCTTACTCTCTCATCATTCATTAGATATGGCTCTGCCTCAACTAATGTAGAATATAACAACGCATCAGGTGCGTTTGAAAGAAAAACATTACTTGTGTTTGAGTCACTTAATAAATCAGGTTCTGCATAATAAAGTAAAGCAACTGTATATGTTGAATCAGGAATAGGTGCTAACTGAAACTCTTGACTTTTAATCGTATATTGTAAAGGTCTACCTGACTCTGTGGCTCTTGTATTACTAAAAAACGCACTAGGTGTTAAAAAATCTAATGGTTGTATTGGATTAGTAGAAACATGAATATCTCTGACTTCTAAAAAATCAGTTGGAAGTCCTACAGTCGAATCACCAGCAGTTGTTGTCGCTGTTACATCTTTCAACATTTCTCTGATTCTTAAATTTCTTCTTAATCTAAATTCACCTAACTCAATAAAATCTTTAATTCTATCTGTTAAATCATCTCTACCTAACCAACTTGCCACACTTGTTTGTAAGTCTGAATAAGTGGTAAATGCCATTTATAATTTTCCTGGTCGTGTTCTAAAAAATCTTTGGTCTGGGTGATTTAACCATTCATTGAACTTTTTTTGGTCTACAACAGTAAAACCTCGCATGATTCCTTTTCTTTGTAAATCATCAATAGCAGTCAATGGTATAGATGCCACTTTATTACTAAAAATGTCATTACCCCATCTTGCTCTTTCATCAAATGAATTAAATTCCTTTTTGTTTTGTTCAACAATGTCTGAGCAGTCTTGTTTTGTTTCAATAACAACACCACCCTCTCCATCTGGGTGAACTAATTGTGTTTTGTATTCACTTAACATATCAAGGTAAAGGGGGAGTTACCTCCCCCTAACTCCTATATTACTCAGTCAAGTCTGCACAAATACCATGTGCCGCCTCATTATTAACCACGAGTGTATACTCAGCTAATAACTGAGTCTTTTCAGCGTCACCAGCTTTTGCTAACTCATTAGTTTGGAAAGGTCTTAAGTACGCAACACTTGCCATTTCTGGGTCAAGAACTAACGCAACCTCACCATTATCAGATTCAGCAGTCATAAATCTGTTTGGAACAACAGAAACTTGTCCAAAGTCTGACATATAGACATCAGCCGCACCAATAATTGTAGTCGGTTGGTCAGCAGGTGCCATGTATCTTTGTGCCGCAATACCAGCAAATCCAGATACAACTTGTTTTTGTGTTGGAGTAGTCATTAGAACCTTAGGTTCACCACCTGAGTTAAAGACTTCTTTAATTACAGTTTTAAGAATGGTTTCTGTAAATGTTCTATCAGTACCATTACCTTTTGCTGTTGTTCCTGTAGCACCAGCAGTACCACCTGAACCACCATCATAGTTTGAATTAATCCAAGTTTGAATACCACCAAGAACTCTAGCAGTAGTTGCATTACCAGCACTTTGAACAGTATTATTCAAAAGAGCTTTTTCCATATCTCTTTTAATTTCTTTTGATGCTTTTGCTAGTTGATATGCCTTTTCAGACTTTCTACCAGCTTTATCTACTGACTCTAATGTTCCAGAGATTTTAATTGTCTTTTGACTGATTTGTGTGTAGTTACCAACTCTTGTTGTAGCTGAAAGAGTTGCATCACTAGCATCAGCACCCTCAACTGCCGCATTTGTTGCCGCCGCCGCAAGTGAGTCTGTTTGCCATTCGTGAAAAACATTTGATGCTGATGTTTTTGCAACTGAACTCATAAATGGTGTGTCTGTTGGTGAAATGTCGTAAATAACATCAATTAAATCTTCTCTCTCACCAACTGCTTGAAAAGTTTGATATGTAGCCATAATTTTTTCCTTTAAAGTAGTTGTTCAAAGAGTTTAGACGCATCTCTTACGTTACCGCTACGTTTGAGTCGTGTCTTTGCTCTCTTTATATTATCTGATTGTGTTTGGGTAGTAGCTTTCGCAACCCCAGCTTTCATAATTTTTGGAGCCGATTTCATTTTTTTAAATACTTCAGGTTGAGAGTCTTTAAGTGCTAGATATCTTGATGCGTAAAGTAAAGTTAGCACATTTCTGTGGTCGTATACATTTGAGAGCTCTTCATTTGTATAGTTCAACTTCTTTGCACCTTTCATTATCTCTTGCATCACGTTTTCTCTAGTTTTAGGATTCTTCATCTCTGGCAACGACTCATGCAGAATCTCAGTTTCTCTTTTTAAGTGTTTCTGTATCTGTTGTTGCTGTAACTGTTGTTGTTCCTGTTGTACTTTTGCCCTTTCTGCTTGTATTTTTGCACGTTGTTGTTCCTGTTCACTTCTTTCTGCAAGCTTAATAGCATATTGTTGTGGGTTAGTTTGTTTCAGTTTTTGTAAATCTTCCTGACTATCGGTCTGGTTTAAGATTTGTTCAATCTGTTTTAACCCTTCGTCATATTGTTGACTTAAGTTATTAAACTTTTGTAGATTCGTAAGTTCACTTTCCAACTCTTTGCGTTGTTCGGCTAACTTTTGCGTTTTTCTAACATAATCAGCTTGGCGAGAATATCCTTTTTGCAGTTCATCAAGCGTAACATCAACTTCTTCACCTTGTACTTTGACTCGGTATGTTTGAGGTTGCTCAACTTCTTGCTCGGTTATTTCGTTTTCTTCAACAGTTTCATCTATCAGGTCAGTTGACTCTTGAGTTTCCTCTTGAGCAATTTCATCAATAGGTTGTTCTGTTTCCTGTTGGACTTGTGGTTGTTCTTCTTGAACTGTTGATTGCTCTTGTGAGGTCGCTGGTTCTAAAATCCCTACCATTCGGTCAACAACTGATTCTTTTCCATTCTCATTAGAGGTCATGGTCTATCTCCTATAATATTTTAAATTTCTTTTCATCTATTTTCTTGTTCATCGAAATAGATTCAAAGTGTGATTTGATATTGTTAATTGCAGTAATCATGTAATAAGCAGATTCTCGTTCTTCTGTATTACTACTTCCTGAATTTCCAATAATTTCATACTGAATATTTCGGAGATTATCTAATTCTCCGATAAAAAATTCATCTTGTAAATAGTTTTCTGCCCTTTTGGCTTTCTCATGTCTATCCATTATGATGGTATCTCCACGTTTCCAGTTATTCCAGCACTTACTTTTTGTGCCTTAATATTCGCCTCTGCTATCAATTCTCTTTCTTTACGAATAATATCTGCCTCTGATTTTTCTTTTTCAAGTTGTAACTCAAACATCATTTCTTCACGTTTCAACTTCATTTCTTCTTCCATCTTGACTCGTTTCAACTCAATATCCGCCATAGCTTTTTGTCTATCAATCTCTATCTGTGCCTGTGCTTGTTGCATTAACACTTGTGCTGTTTGGTCAACTGGTGGTTCTTGAGGTTGAGATAACATCATCTCGACTTCTGGTGTTATTTCATTAAAGTGTTCTTGAGCATTAGCGATTCCTAGTTCTTGTATGAACTCATTAAGTGTATTTGCATACTTTCTTAATGACACTAATGGATTGTTAATACCATAACCTTTGATAATTTCTTCTTGTTTATTTAATACAAAACCAAGATTAGCTACTTGTTCTTCTTTATCTCCAGTTCCGAGTCCTACATTGACAGATACATCATAGAGGTTTGACCAAGTTCTTGGGTCCATCTGAACATACTTACCTCTTAGTGCTATTGTCACAGCTTTATCTTGATACTTGGTAGATAAATGTAAAATACCTTTAAATAACTCTTTCACTCCTGATTCTGCAAATACACGAGCAATTAATTCTAACTTACCACTTGACGCTTTTGTTGACGCCGCAATTGCCGCCGCAGTCACATTTTGTAAAATGTTGGGGTCAAGACCTTGTGCCATATCATTAACACCAGTACGTTTTGCCTGTATATTATCCAAGTATTCCAACATTGGAAACGCTTGGTTAGCAACTGGTTGTATATTAAATGGTACAACTGCGTTAGGTGATTTCATTCTTACTATACCGCCGGGAGTCACAGAAAGTAAGTCATCTAAATTGACTTGACCCTCAACTGCACCAACTCTAGCATTGTTTGTTAGATATAGGTTATCTAACATCTGTCTTGTAACTGTAGATTTAATTAACTGTATATCCATTGCTCTGTCAGCCAAACTTTGTCCAAAGAATTTATGTGGCATCGGATAAGGACATATACTATAAAATGGAACATAGTCACATGGTTCGTTATATAAAATTTCTGAACCTGAATATACGATTCTTCGTAACTCTGCTATTCCATCATCATCAAAGTCTGTTTTTAAGTAACACTCAAACACCTCAACTGTTTGCATCGAATCATCTAAACTATCTTGCTCATGTGGGTGTTCACCATTACTAAATCTTGCTACTTTTTCACTTGAAAACGAAATATCGTCATAACTTGGTAAAGTAGCTACAATATTTTCGTCAAAACCCATCGCAATAAGTTCACTTCGTGTAATTAGCTTTCTATGTGCGACAAATGGGGCATCTGAGATGGTTGTCGCCTTTTTTGAGATTAAAAATTCTTCTGGAGGAACATTTTGTATGACAATTTGACCTGTTTCCTCTCTTTTTTTGACTTTTACGTCATGTTTTTTTATTAAAATCTCTTGACCGAGTTCATCAAGTATAGATTCTTCTATTGTTTCTTGTTCTGTTATCTCCATTTTTTCATCTTGGAGTAACATAAGAAGTTCATCATCTGTTAAATTGTTATATTCTTCTTCGTTGACACTCTCTTGAGTATCCCAAAATGCTTTCACAACACCAACTTTTTGTAAAAGTGCGTCTTTAAACCAGTTATGGAACAAAATTACACCATTATTTTGCTCAAGTACCCAGTTTGCAAAGTCAGTTGCTTGATTTGCACCCATTTCATCTTCTGGTTTGCGTGGAATAAACTTCACAAAGTCTTTTGTTTGAGTAAAAATACGCATTAACTGTGGAAGTGAGCCATCAACAGCTTCAGCTACCTCTGATGTGACAATTTGACTCCTACCCTCGACTTCGTTGCCATATTGATGTCGTTGGTAATATTCGAGTGACCTTTTTCTTTCGTCTGTTGTTTCTGACTCAATGAAACCTATAGATGAATCAATTTCGCTTTCGAGTATTCCTTTTAGTTTCCCTGTGTCCATTCATTTCCTTTAAAGATTGCTTTAATTCTTCGAGTTCTTTAATTACTTTGTCGAGTTCTTTTCTTGAAACCCATTCACCTCGTTTTTGTAACCACACTCCTGTCATTGTTTATCTCCCAATTTTTTATTGTATTAACGAATTAATCTTTGTAACAACATTTTTTCTTCTAATGCTTTTAATTGTTGTAATCGTCTATTAGCTTGATTCATTAGTTCATTTTCTCTTTCAGTTGTCATACCAAGACCTGAACTATCTCCAAGTATACTACCTAAAAGACCTGCTTCACTTGCTGATAAATTACCTATACCTCTTGGTTGCATCATCTGCGCTAATTCGTATTCACTCATACTTCCTAATCCACTAGGATTTGACATCATTTCATTTTCTGTCATTCTTCCAATTCCTACTGGTTCTCTCATCTCTAAATCTGTCATACTACCAAGACCACCACGTTGTCCAGCTATTTCACCTAGCATTACTCTTAATATTCTATCTAATTCACCCATTTAAACCACCCATCGTAAGTTAATGTCTAAAGGTCGTGACCACTCCACACTCGTATTATCTAATCCAACAGCTAAATAACGAAAACTGTCAGCACAATGTGATGTCCAGTCATGTAAAGGTTTGTCATAGAACGCCTTTTGCTTTTCATTATACTCTCTACGATAGTTTCGTAAAGAGTCCACTCCTTGTTTGACTTGAGGATAATTAAACCAACACTTCGGTAACATTCTCCTAACTGCCTGTATTCCATCTGCCACACTAATACGTTGTACCACTCGACAATCTAGTCCACCATTCTGTAAAATCTCTAACCTAGACTTTCCTGTACCTAATTCTCTTACTTCTACGTCATGTGGTAATAACTGTTCACAATGAAACCAATTATTCTCTCGTAACCAATTCATATACACGTCTAAACCAACACCATGATTCTCATAATAGTCTAACAGTCGTACTTCGTTATTTGTTGTTTGACAAATCCATATACTGGTAGAGTCAGACATACCTAAATCCCAACTCGCCACAGTTTTACACGCATCATCTCTCTCAATAGGTACAAGTCGATTCTCTTTTTCGAGTTCGTTTATCAGTTCTGCGTAGTAACTTCCTGTTACAGCGGCGTTAAAGCTACATTCAAATTCTTGGTTATATCTTTCAATTCCCATTTCACGTTTGGCAGATTTAAGTTCTTCGTCTTTCAATAACTTCGTTTCACTCGCCTTAAATTCAAGTAAACACCAATCTTCTTGTTTCTCTGCTCTATCTCTCAAATCTTTAAAATGGTTTTGTCCTTTAGGTGTTCCAATAAATAGACACCAACCCTCTCTATCGGCAAGGGCGGCTCTAACTATCTCGTTCCATATTCGTGGATTCTGGTCACCTACCTCATCTATAATCACACCATCAAAGTATTGACCACGCAAGTTATCTGCGTTCTCAGAACCATATAAACTGATTCTTCTATCACCAAAATCAATCCTTAATTCACTATTATTCACTTTCGCCTGAACCACTCTCGTATAGTGTGTTAAGTAATCCCATGCGACTCTTTTTGCTTGAGCATAGGTTGGTGCTATGTACGCATATCTCGGTCTTATCTTCTTACACATTCCAGCTTGTCTAATCAACTCGATAATACCAGCTACAGTTTTTCCCATACGTCTATGAGCTACAGTTACCACAAAACGATAATTATTCAACGCATCGTGGATTTTCCTTTGTGGATTCCTCGCAGAATAATTTAACGATATCTGTTTTCTCATTCAGGTTTGTCGTTCTCACCAAAATTAATGACATACTCTATCGGTTGACCATTCGCACCTGATAACTCATGTTTGTCAACTTCTTTCCAACCAGCTCTCGCCTTTAACCAAAATATCTGTGCTGGTACACTTCCACTCTTAGCATTGTCATACAAGGCACTTCCAATCGTGAAGTTGGCATCTACTCTACCAACGTCTAATTCTTCCTTGTAATACTTTCGTACAGTATCCACGTTTATGTGTAGCTTTAAAGCTATGTCCTGAACTGTAGTACCAACTGCTGTGAGGGATTTTACTATTTTTCGTGATTCTTCTGTCGGTTTATGTCTTTTTCCTTGTGCCATTTGTCCTCTGCAAAATTTCCGAATGTCATATACGGATTCTGATTATGCGTCAATCAGCGGTGTCCATATTTAAAAACTTTCTATATATAAAAAACTTAATAAAAAAAATTATTTCTCATAAGTTATAATGTAAGTAAACACTTACTTCGCATATGTGAGTACTTACTAACATATATGTATTACTTTTATTGTAAATAAAAAGAAAATAAAAGCAAGTGAATACTTACCAACATAATATATTTATATTTCCTATTCTCATTAAGTATTAAATATATGTAATGGTTATTGAGTTCTTATCTATTCATTAATAAGTGTTAAACATTACAACATATTAATTATTTCTTTTATAGGTAACGAAAGTGAAGAAAGTAATAATCGCTTTAATCTTTCAAAAATAAACATTTTGTCTTAATTTTAACGATATTTTTACAAATTCTTAATTAATTTACTTTTTTAAATACTTGATTTTATTATATAAATAAATATTTTTGTATAACTGTTTTACATTGTATTAAATAGGTGTTAGTATTGTATTAAATACATCAATTAGAAAGGATAATAAAATGAAAAAATATACTAAAAAAGTAATAGAAAGTTACATTGAAGTATTTAAACAATGTAAAGAGTTAAAGAAAAAAGAAAAACAAATAAAAGATGAGTTAAAAATATACTCTAAACATTATAATATACATTTGATAAAAGGTTTATCTAATTATATATGTATAGATAAGATTAAATATTCAGATATTAAGAAAGAATTATTGAAAGATAAAGTAAATTCTGTTGATAGTTCTTTTATTAGTAATAATTCTGAAATGGTGGAAAAAACAACAATTAGTTTTAAACCATTATGATTATATTTATTATAAGTTACTTAATATTAAATTTAATGTTAATTTCTCCAGTTCTTTATTTACTCAAGAAAGGATAAAAATATGTATTCAATCTATTATATAAAAGGTTATAAACACAATTCCAAATTAAAAACAAATCTACATTTTGATTTTTTTAATTCGATGAATGGTTTTAATGATGATGAAATAGAAAGAATTAAGAATTTAAAAAATAATAAAAGTCTGGAACTGTATGGACATGATGAAAAAATAATAATATTTAAACACAATGAAAGGTTTACTAATGAATAATTTGGAATTTAATCATTTTAAACACTATTTAAATAAAAATTTACTTGATAGTGACATTAAAATTTCTATAGATGAATTATTATGTACTAGTTTTAATAATTCTCATTATCTTAAAAACATATTAACCAATGACCAAATGGACAATATATTGTTGGATATTGTTAAATTGGTACATTATCATAAATTAAATGAAGAAAAATTAACTATTTATTATGATTTTTTTAAAGATAAATTTTCTTTAACATTTATTGATTATTCTATAGATGATGAAATAACAATCTTTAATAATCAAGATAACCTAGTTAATATCGTTAATTATTTATCAAATAGAAATTTTAAACCAATAATTAAAAAACAATTATTGAACGATGATTTATCAACTATATTTCAAGAAATAACATTAAATTTTTAAAGAACTATTATAATTTTAACAAATAAATTATTATATTTCAATAACTTATATTAGAAAGGATAAAAAAATGTTAAGTAACTCACAACAATTAATCGAACTCGTATTAAATCAAAAACAAGAATTTGAAGAATACTACAAACAAGAAAATGGAAATTCTAAAAAAATTAATCAATTGAGAGATAACCATTTTAACCAAATACAAACATTATTAAAAAGTAAATTTTTTCATGGTGTTTTTAAATATAAAGATGATGAATATTTTTCTAAACCATATTTAATTAATCAGTTCAAAGACTTTGTACTCAATATTAATGAATTTGGTATTTTTAATAAATCTCAATATCTCCAACAAGTGGAATATCCAAAAGTTATATTTCGTTTTAAGTGTGTATATTGTCCTAAAATTATAATTGAAAATTGTGACTTTGAAAGTTTTAAAACTAATCTATGTATGTATTCATTTATAGATGGTTACAACAAAATGTTTAACAATTACCAACAACGATTAAAAAATATTAAATAATTTTATTAGAAAGGATAAAAAGATGAAATTTAATTGTAAATATATAATAAATAAAAAAATAAGAGAGAATAGAGTTTTCAATTTGTACCAT